TAACCTGTGTAGTTATCAGCCCATATATCACCAAGGAATTTATTGGTTGAACCCTTTTGCAATATATCTAACGTCATGGTTGAGCCATCTAAGTCTAACGGAGTCATATTAGATGCACCAGCTGTAGCATCTGAACCCCCAATAATGTTGCCACTACCTCCAACTTGTTCTATATCTAAGTTAGATGTTGCACCAGACTGATCAATGTATACTTCATTATCAGCCCCGTATATTAACGATACATTCATCATCACAACTAGGCTTATCAATGCCAGTATGTTTATTTTTTGGTTTCCAATAGCCTTCTTCATAGCCCTCCTCTATTGTTTGTAAAACAGCTTTCTCTACTGCCATTTGTAAAGCTATATTGATTGATTCATTTTCTACGATACCACTTTCTATTTCAACTAACTCAGTATTATTAGCATAAAATCTAAATACATCAGAAGATATAGATGCACTTAATATTGATTTAGTAACTAATACTTCTAATAGTATTTTACCTGTACTTACAGATACAGTCCGTAAAGATATAGTAACGGTATCTTGACGATATTCTTTAGAACCACCTATTCCGAGGTATCTTGCTCCTGCTCCACCTGATTTAACATTAGTTTCATATCCTACAACTCCACCTTCCATTAATATTCCGGCAAATAACAAAGGTTTTACCTTTTGTTTTTCGTCAAAACTTTCTCTGGTAGTGCGTATTATTTGTCTTTCTTTAGTTAAATTATCTAATCCTGTGCGTTCTACTACATCAAAAACACCCGAATGTTTTAATGCTCTAATTAAATAAGCATCTGGCGACTGTGTAATTGCGGTGCTAAAACTAGCATATTGACTATTGCTTCTACGCTGTCCTGTATTATCTTTAAATGCAGAAGGATATATAGCTACTACAGGTTTTCTTATTGGCTTGTCAACTTCTGCAAGATTTGTAAGTAGTGATCCTACTTTTGCTAATTCTATTTCTCTTATAGGCGGTATAGCATTATCTAATGGAGGTATAATTAAAGAACAACTAGAAAGTAAAAGAACCAAGAGGTACAGTAATTTCTGTTGTATTGCCTTCTTCATCTGTAATAATTAATGTTACTTTGTCGTCTTCTACTCTATATTCTATAGTGTTACCTTCTAATTCCAGAGTACCAAAATCAGACGCTGTTTCTCCAAATAAACTGTCTACTAATTGCCTGCTTAATTGTGCATAAATTCTGCTTTCTAAATTACGTATAAATCTAGCAAGTGTGGTATTTTCTGCTTCTCTTTCTAAATCCTCTACATAAGCTTTTATTTCTTCTCGTATGGATTCTTTTCTATTAAATTCTTGGTTTTCTATAGTTAAATAATGGCTAGATGTACCAACACCTGAAAAACTAGGATTTTTAAATTTATGCACCATTTCATCTGAATACATAGGCAATGAAAGTAAAAGTAAAATACTAATCTTTTCTTTGATCATCTCTATCTGCCTTTGCAATCTTGTTGCTATCTATTAACTGTGGCACACCTAGAATAGTTTTAATTAGTGTATCTTGACGAATAATTTCATTATCTAAACTGCGTACCCTATCTATTAATGCTACTAATATTCCATGTTGAGAATCTAACTTAGTACCTAATCTTGATTCCATTTGTTCTATTTGATCTGCAACTTTGTCGTCTAACACGTCCAATTTAGTTTCCATGCCATCAATAATTCTATTAATAAGTTTCCATATAAAAAAACCTAATCCTAATGCAGCAGCTATTGGGAAACCGACTTCATTTATAAACTTAATTGCTTCTTCCATTACACAATAGGTTCAAATTTACCTAATTCTATAAGTCTAGTTCTGTTTGCATTGTGAACAGCTTCTATTGCTTCTTTGCTTTGACCAAAATAAGCAGCAGCATGATAATTATCAATCATAGCTTTATTAATGTTTACACCATCAACTACTACATCTCCAAGAACTCTGCCAAATTTTCCTTTAGAGTCTTTAAGTTTTGTTTGTATTACTACCTTAGTACCATTATCAATAGCATTTTTTAAGAAAGCCGAAGCCAATTTTCCTCTAGCTTTCTCATCTTTGTTACGAGTGCGTGACTCGGGAGTATCAATACCATATAAACGAACACGGCACTTATACAAAATATCAAAACCAAGGTCCAAAACAACATCCACAGTATCGCCATCAACAACTCTTTTAACTTCACAACTATACTCATACATTGTTTCACCTTTTTTTCTTAACCTTTCTTTTTTTCTTTTTAGAAGGTGGTTTAGTTATTTGATTTTTAATATTTGCCCTACTAATTACCATTTTACTTTATCCGCCCAATAAGCTGCTGACATTTTACCTTTTTTAATGTTTTTGCCATGTCTTGCTTTGAAAGATTTACGTTTTGCTTTCATACGTGCAGATTCACCTTTTTTTGGTTTACCAGCAGTACCACTAACTGTTCCAACCTTTTTACCCTGTTGCCCAAAACGAATAGTTTTTATTTTGTCACCTTCTTTAGCAACAACAATATGCGATTTTTTAGGATGATTAGGAGTGCGTTTAGGTTTATTAAAACCACTAACTCCTGCTCTAGCCAATCTTGGGTCTTTCTTTTTAGCCATTATCTTTTTTTACCTTTATGTAGTCCATGTCTAGCGTATTGTTTACCTTTTTTAGTAGCTGCTCTTTTTTTCTTATTAGCTGCTGCTAATTTTTTTCTACCTTTTGGAGTAGATTTAAGTTTTTTTATTGTTGAAGCTGGTGCATATACCTCTCCTGTCTCAGAAGACTTTTTACCACTAGGAGTTCTCCACTTTTGTTTAGTCCACCTTTTAAGACTTTTTTGTGTTTTTTTTAGTGCCATGTGCTTTCCTTATTGCTTCTTTACCTTTTTTAGCTATTTGTGCTTGTGTTGGTTTACCTGCTACTTTGGCTCTTTGTTCAAGCACAGTAAGAATTTGTATCTTTCTTGCAAAAGGTTTTTTAATTCTTTTTACTTTAGCTACAGTAGCCCTAGCATCTGCGGGTGTAGCAAATTTTATTGATACTGTATCTTTAGGATTTTCATCGGTATATAGTCTTCTACCGCTACCTTTAGGTTTTTTTCCTGTTCCCTTTTTAGGGTCTTTATTCTTCTTCTTCATCTAAACCCTCACTATATAAATTATTAAAAGTTATTGCAGGGTCTGTATAACTCTGATGACCTTCTGCCGAATGAAGATATTGGGATGGTGTAAAATCTGGTGCACCTTCCCCTGTCCTCCATAAAGCCGGACTCGTAGCCCTTACTCTATTATTTGGTAAAGCTACTATGTTTCCTTGCCATTCACAATCCTCTGTAATATATAAAACATGAGACTGTTTATGTTGATCAGGACTATCTGCAATATCGTTATCTGTATAATCAACAGTAAATAAATAACGACTTTGATAAAATTCATTATTAATTTTTGCTACCCAAGGACTAGAGCTAACTCTGTCCATAACAATAACTGAGTGATTTCTTGATTCACAATCCCAAGGTTGCACTAAATGATCTTCCATACGGTCAGGAAATTTTTCCATAGCCATATCAAAAACTAATGCTTGTATAGGCATTCTTGCCCACATAGCACCACCATGTACGTTTTCTAATCCATCATCTAAGTCTATTTCGCATCCAGTAAAAACTACTTGAAAACTCAATGACCTATCAGTAATTGTATTAACTGCTATCGCTAATGCGTGTATATATTCACCGTGATAATCTTGATGGTCACAAGTGAACTCTTTTCTAACCCAACATTTAAAGTAAGGTATGTTGCTTATTAAATAAGACATATTCTGCTCCTTTTATTTTAATGTGCATATATTAAATCATCAGAATGATAATTTAACGTTAATTCTTCTCCTGCATATATTTTCTTAGTTGTGTATACATTGTAAGTTCTATAATCATCCCAATCTAATTCTAAACACAGTTCACAATTAGGATTATCCGAATGATTTAAAAACCCACCTATAGAAGTTCTAATATAACCAGATATTATTGGTACTTTGATATGAGACATTCCTATATCAAAATTTTTTTTTATATCTTTAATTGCAAATAAACCGGAACCTTCTATATTACTTTTTTTTACTTCTATACAATCAGGCAAAGGTTTGTAATAAAATTTATTATAAATAGGGTACATTAATTTTTATATCCACCACCTTTAGCTTTGTATTGTTTGGCTAACATTTGTGCTTTCCTAGCACTCCATTGTCCCGGTTTTCCGCCTTTAGAACCTGCTTTGATTTTATTAAAAAGCGACTTTCTCATTCCGGGTTTTGTGTAGTTACCAGCTTCATTAACTTTGCTCTTACTTTTCTTTTTAGTAGAACCACCCTTTTTAAGTTTTAAACTTTGCAAAGTCTTAGCTTGCCTAGCGTGTGTCTTACTAGCTTTCCTTAAACCTTTAACTACTTTATTAACTTTTGCTCTAGTTTTATTTGCGGGTTTTTTTTGTGGCATCTTTATTCCTCTTGAATGATCTATTTTTAGTTTTGCTTGTAACTTTTAAGTTACTTTTTTTACTATTTCTTGGATTACCGTCTTTGTGATGTACGTCTTTTCCGTCACCTTTTTTTACTTTTTTTGCTTTAGCAAGAATACGTCTAGCTTTATTTCGACTTGCTCTATCTTTTTTTTGTTTAGGCTTGCCTTGATAATTGTCGTATTCTTTTCTGTAATTACGCATTACTTAATAAATTCTATATATCCTGCAAAAGTTAACATTATTCCATACAAACCAACTAACATTTTGTCTATCTTGTCAAAACGTTTGTTACCTTCTTCAAGTCTTTTATCTATATTTTCATAACGCAAAGAACACAAGTCTTCGTGTCCTTTTAAACGTACTTCAAATAAATCAGTTGAATCAGGCATTATTTATCTTTAGCTTTACCTATATTTAAAGCTAAAAAATCTATAACTTTATAAAGTTTCGCTAACCATTTATCTCCTTGAGGAGTTGGTGTAACCGCAGCTACAAGTGAAGCTATAGCTATAATAGCTGTTACCCACATAAATAAATTAATCCACATCATTTTCTTCTCCTTTTCCGTTTGGTTTAGGCTCTTCTATAACTTCTAGAGTGCTTTGATAGCCAACTAAAGCTGTAACTCTAATATCTAATTGATATTGTAGTTGTGCCATTTGCTCTTGCAGACTTTTAATTTCTTGTTGCAAAGTTTCTGTATATGCAATTCTTTGTTGTAATTGAGGGTCTACAGGTTGTTCTGTAGTTTCAGTTGTTTCTACTGCTTTCTCTTCAGTCATTTTTTCTCCTTATGAATTAGCTGATATGTACGCCTTACCTGTAGTTATAGCTGTACTGCAATTATTCTTTTTGCTTGAAGACGATCCTTTTACGTTAGGGTCTGTGTATTCTAAGATAGTTTCTAAGTGGTCAACATTACGCTGTACTACTTCGTTTATATCAGCTTGTGACCAGTCACCTGCTACAGCATTTCCATCTAAGTCAGTTGTACCACCTGCATAAGGTGATTTATTGCCATTAGTATTAATGTCGTTGATAACTGTTACGCTATCTGTTGCTGCTGTTAAACATTCTGCTACTGTTTGAGCCATATTATTCTCCTTATGAATTTGCGTTTATATAATTTTTACCTGTAGTAATAGCTGTTGTATAAGCAGATTTATCTACTGAAGAACCAGCCACATCTGGATAGCGTTTAGTGCCGTCATAAGCAAGTACGCTTTCTAAATGCTTTACATTATTATCTACCATAGTGTTTATTTCAGATTGCGACATTCCTATAGTTCCTCCATAAGATTCACCATCTTCTCCAATACCTGTTTTTATATAATTAATTAAATTTACTGAATCCATAGCTGATGCTAGGGTTTGTTCTACTGTTTTAATTTCTATAGTCATAAATATCTCAGTTTAATTTTTTCTTAAGTTCTTCTACTTCTGCTGAAAGTTCTTGAACTGCTTTAATAAGAGGATGTATAAACATTTCTTGTGAAACAGATTGTATACCTGAACTTTCTTCTACATCCCAACCACCAAAATCTTCAATGCCGTGTTTATCAATAGCTTCTTTAACTTCTTGTGCTATCAAACCATACATTTTTTTATCGTACGTTGGTTTTAATTGGGTTTCATCATAGTCAGGTAAGCTTGGGTCTATGTCTGCTTTGGCTTTCCAAGTAAAAGTAACAGGATTTAAGTCATTTATAAATGCTAAACCACAGTCTGTATTAGATGTAATGTTTTCTTTGTATCTTTGATCAGATACCCTTGTCCAAGAAGCGTTTGAATCAAAATTATTATAAACTCTATCGTTACCAGTGCCTTTACCAAATGTAAATGTGTTATTACCATAACTTAATAAACCATTACCTAAAACAATTTGATTGTTTCCACTATAAACACTTACGTTAGTTCCATAACCTACTAACGTGTTATTATATCCTGTCGTTAGTACATCACCAGAACTACGACCAATGCACGCATTTGAGTAACCAGTAGTGATATTCTCTCCTGCATAATTACCAAAAGCTGTATTTCCTGTTGCGGTTGTCATGTCCACTAAAGCAGCGTAACCCATAGCTGTATTGTCATTAGCTGTTGTAGATTCTGACATACAGAAATGACCAACTGCTGTATTAAACACATTACCAGTAGTGGTATTTTGTTTAGTTAAGGCAACATTACCAAGAGCAATTTGATACGAACCACCTGTTACTGCGTCTAAAGCAGTATCACCAATAGCTATTTGATAAGTAGAAGTAGTTACTGAAGCAGCAGCACCAACACCTATTGCTATATTATTTGCACCAGTAGTACAGGCTCCTAATGCTCCATATCCTATAGCAGTTACAGATGAGGCTGTTGTTACTGCGTCTGCTGCTGTTGCCCCCACTGCGGTATTTTCTGATCCTGTGGTGTTTAAATTTAAAGCATGATAACCAACGGCTGTGTTGTTAGCTGCCGTGGTATTTAGTTTCAGTGCTTCTTTACCCACAGCAGTATTACTTGCTCCTGTTGTAGTATCTCTTAATGCTTCTCTACCTACAGCAGTATTATCACTTGCAGTTGTGGCAGTAGATAAAGCTATATAACCGACTGCTGTATTATGATTGCCAGTTGTAATCGCATCCCCCGCTAAAGAACCTACTGCTACGTTTTCTGTTCCTGTAGTGTTTGATAGTAAAGAATTAAAACCAACTGCTGTGTTGTTATCTGCTGTAGTGTTTGCTCCCAAAGCGTTTCTACCAATCCCTGTATTCGCTGTGCCTGTAGTGTTAGCATCTAAAGAGGCATTACCAACTGCTGTATTGTTATTTGCGGTTGTATTTGCCCCAAGAGAATTGTAGCCAACTGCTACGTTTCTTGAACCAGTCGTAGTAGCATCTAAAGCACCTCCTCCTACGGCAATATTACTATCTCCTGTAGTGTTTGCTACTAAAGCTGAAAAGCCAACTGCTGTATTGTTATTGGCTGTGGTGTTAGCGTTTAAAGCAGATTGTCCAACTGCTGTATTATAAAGACCTGTGGTAGTGCTTCCCCCAGAACTATCTCCAATAAATGTATTATGAGTACCTGTTGTAATACCAGTTCCTGCGTTATATCCAACACCAGTATTAAAACGCCCTGTAGTGTTCGCATCTAAAGATGAGACTCCTACTGCTGTATTTCTGTCTCCTGTAGTGTTTGCTAATAAACTAAAATAACCAACTGCTGTATTATTAGAAGCTGTGGTATTGTTGTATAAAGAACCATGTCCAATACCTACGTTAG